TTATCGGCTTGATTAGTCAAAGCGACCACATAGACCCCAGGCTGCACACAGTCTAATTGATGCCCCCACTTTATTTGTCCCAAAATTTCTTTGCCATTCTCTTGGAATAGTCGTTCAACAACAGTAGGCATATGATGCCCTCCAGATACCGTTAATTACAACTAAAGTATATAACTTCGGCAAAAATGATGTCAACAATTATAGGATTCACTTGCTATGGTCTTAGACAAAAAGAAGTCCGCGCGAGTCATACACGCTTTCGCTCGTATCGTTTCCGCACCGTATTGCGCGGTCAAGTGCCATGATCGTAGCAACAACCCCGTCTATTTTTTCTGTGGATTTTTCCTTGGTGGCTTTGATGTTTCCTGCATCATCTGAGCGAATACACACATTGTCCATCATCCAGCGCAGCACCGGGTGGCCGCCGTGGGCAAGTTTCTGCTCCAGAGTTAGTTTCATGAGTTCTTTTGTGGGTGGACTCATGTCCTTAAATCCCTGCCCGAACGGAACGACCGTGAAGCCCATGCCCTCGAGGTTCTGCACCATCTGAACGGCGCCCCAGCGGTCAAAGGCGATTTCGCGGATGTTGTATTTCTCGCCGAGCCGTTCAATGAACTTTTCAATGTATCCGTAATGAACGACATTGCCCTCAGTGGTTTTTAGGAAACCTTGCTTCTGCCATAGATCATAATTCACATGATCACGCCGAACTCGCAGGTCAATGTTGTCTTCTGGTATCCAGAAAAACGGTAAAATAATGTATTTATCATTCTCGTCCAATGGCGGGAAGACCAGCACAAAAGCTGTGATGTCAGTGGATGAGGAGAGGTCAAGCCCGCCATAGCAGACGCGGCCACGTAAGGCTTCCGGGTCGACGCTGAAAGCGCAGGCGTCCCATTTATCCATCGGCATCCAGCGTACGACCTGTTTGACCCACTGGTTCAGACGAAGCTGGCGAAAGCTGTTCTCCTCGGCGGGGTTCTGTTTTGCACTCTCACAGGCAGCTTTTACCTTGTCTATTCCTATTGTGATACCAAGGGAAGGGTTTGCTTTTTTCCATACCTTTGGGTCCGTCCAGTCGTCTGTTTCCGAAGCTCCAAATATTACAGGATAAAACGTCGGATCCGTCTTGCGGCCCGAAAGTATATCCAGTGCTTTTTGATGCACCTCATAGCAGATGGAGTTCGTATTGTCGCCGGCTGTTGTGATTAAGAAATACAGCGGCTGCATTCGGGCGTCACCGCTGCCTTTGGTCATCACATCGTAGAGCTTTCTATTTGGCTGCGTGTGCAGTTCATCGAAAATAACACCATGTGTATTGAAACCGTGTTTGTTTGCTACGTCCGCTGAGAGTACCTGATAAGTACTCTCCGTAGGCATAAATACAAGGGTCTTTGTTGATTCAGTAATCTTAACTCTCTTGGATAGTGCCGGAGACTTGCGTACCATAGCAACGGCTACTTCAAACACAATTTTTGCTTGGTTCTTATCCGAAGCACAGCTATATACCTTAGCGCGCTGTTCGCCATCGCCACAAGTCAACAAAAGTGCAACTGCCGCGGCAAGCTCTGACTTTCCATTCTTTTTTGGTATTTCGATATATGCTGTATTAAACTGACGGTAGCCGTTTGGCTTCAGAACACCAAACACATCTCGTATGATTTGTTCCTGCCAATCTATAAGTTCAAAAGGCCGACCGTCCCATATGCCGCTGGTATGACGTAAGGCCTGAATGAAAGCGACAGCATAGTCGGCGGCTTCCTTGCAGTAAACGGAATCCTTCATCATAAAACGAGTTGGTGTGTATTTCTTTAGTTTTCGTATATCAGCCGCCTCCTTTCAAAATGGCATAAAAAATGACCTGCCACAGGCAAGCCTTCTAAAAATGTCTGCACGAGAGACAGCCCCTTTCGGGGTGTTCTCGGCTGTTTTCGATTTTAGGTTAGGGTTTTTCCGTTAGTTCGCCATCCACTAAAATATATCGGTGTTCGCATCCCTGCGCGTCCTTGGCGATAATCCGCAACTCTCCGTTTTCAAAAGCGTTGTAAACCTTCACGAAAGTGTATCCGTCGCCAAGCTGCTCGTCGATGAGTTTTCGGTAGTCCATGCTTTTCTCCTTTCTTTTAATGTTTGGCTTAATCGAGGTTCACAAGACCGTTTTTGTGCTGCGAGACCTCGGCGGGATTAATATCGACCGGCTCGCACATGGCTGCGCTTGCAAGCCATTTGGTGCCGTCGTTCCAAAGCGGGCGGAGTATTGGGTCGCCCGTGACTTCATGGAAACCGACGATCTTGGCGAGAATGCCGTGGTTGCGAACCGTCTGGTTCAGATGAAGTTGGTTTGTCATGTTGATGTCCTCCTTATAGTGTGTTTTCCCTTGCGGTAGGTTACATATAGCCATAGAAAACACAGCATAGCAAGGCAATTACACGATATAAATCGGCATATACTACACAATCTTTGTTGCTCGTAAAACTACTGTAATTGTGTATTTTTCAATTAAATTTTCCGGCATATATCCTCGCCATATACGATATGAAGCGTGCTGCCGTTGTCCCATGAAACCATTATTGAGCCAATGTCATCCACACCCGTGACCGTTCCTTTAGTACCAATAGGAGGAGCTTGTATGTCATCCATTTTTATCAGTTCCACACGGCACCCGACGGGATATTGAGCGCGGATACGTTCGACGGTTTCTCTTGAAGGAAATCTATTGCTCATCACCTGTACCACCTTTCGGAGTTTTGAATGCGCTGCTGCCGGGGAGGTTTTTCAGCAGGATTTTTCTGCTAACCTTGTATTCGTCACCAATAAAGCCGAGAGAGAGCAGCCAGCAGCGCATGGCGTACTTTGGATTATCAACCTCACGTTCTTTGGCACTGACTCGCTGCTTTTCTTTTGCCGTTTCACAGAGCTTCGTTATTAGTGTGGTATAAGCGTGAACCGAATCGCTGTCTAAGTTTCCTTTGAACCACGGGAATCGGAGAGTGTTTTCTGTCTGCTGAATGGGCAAATCTGGGGTACCTAATGCTGCTTTGAGTAGTGATTCCTTTGCGGTGACCAGTTTAGCAAGGTTATCAAGCTTTTCAGGAGTGAACCCTGTCAGCGGCATCTCAATAACAAGCTCGTCGCCATCATTAGTGTCACTGCCGTCCTTTTCTGCTTCAAAGCCCAATTCACGCAGCCGCTCTATGAGGTTTTCGATTTCCACGCTATCACTACGGTTATCAAAGACAACGATGCCGTTTTTTTCAACAGTGAAATAATCAATCTCGTAAGCGAAGCTCGGTGCACCCAAATATTTGGGTTTAGCTTCCAAAATGTCGCCCATTGCCCGAACGAGACGCTTGCGCTCATCGCCAGTGACGTTATACCTGATTACAAATGTGCTTTGTTCCATTCCATTTACCACCTTTCTGCGTTCTACGTAGGTCATATAGAGCCATAAAATCTGTAGAATAGCAAGCGTTATTCTACAGACTTTTTGACATCTATATATGCAGTTTTTTGTGTATCGCGCATAAGGAAAACGTCGGTATCTGAGCCTTTTTGCTCTATGTACCGTTTCACGATAACATCGGCATAGCGCTCATCCAACTCAATCGTATAGCAAATGCGTCCTGTCTGTTCGCAGGCAATGAGAGTACTGCCGCTGCCCCCGAATGGGTCAAGCACAATGTTGTTTGTCAGCGAGCTGTTCATAATCGGATATGCGCACAGTGCCACAGGTTTCATTGTAGGATGATGTTTGCTCTTGGTTGGCCGGTCAAAATTCCATGTCGTGCGCTGTTTACGGTCGGCGTACCAGTTGTGACTGGCTGTTGGCTTCCAGCCTACTAGAATAGGTTCATGGTTGTATTGATAATCGCATCGCCCCAAGACCGGTGTATTCTTTATCCATATACAGGTCTGATGACAGAAGAAGCCTGCTTCTGTAAATGCTGTCCTGAAATTGACTGTCTCACGATCAGCGTGGAAAACATAAATGCCGCCACCGTCTACCAACGCATCATACATGCACCGGTATGCAGAAAGCAGGAATGCGTGGAACTTGGTACTTTCCATATTGTCATTTTTAAGTTTTCCCGCAGTGCCTTTATAGTCCACATTGTATGGTGGATCTGTGATCACGAGATTTGCTTGCTGTCCGTCCATGAGCTTTTTATATGTTTCCGCTTTCGTAGCATCTCCGCAGATAAGGCGGTGCCGTCCAAGCAGCCAGATGTCTCCCTGCTTGGATACTGGTGTTTCAGGTAATGGCTCGTCAAAATCATCCTCTTTGATACCTCCGATTACGCTATCCTTGAACAACGCATCCATCTCTGCAGCATCGAAACCCGTAAGAGATATATCAAAGCCACTTGCACCGATATCCTTCAAAAGGTCGGTCAAAAGCGGGATATCGAACTCGCCAGATATCTTGTTGAGCGCCACATTTAAGGCTTTTTCCTTTTGCTCATCGATGTCCAGCACCACGCAATCCACAACGGTATATCCGAGTGCCACCAATACCTTGTACCGTTGATGGCCACCGACAATATTGCCCGTGCGTTTATTCCATATGATAGGCTCAACATAGCCGAACTCCTCAATGGAGCGGCGCAGCTTTTCATATTCAGCATCACCGGGTTTAAGGTCTTTTCGCGGATTGTATGCTGAAGGGTTTAACTTCTCAATTGATAATTTCTGTATATCCATATCATACCTCCAGCTTTACAGCAGTCCCACCGGTGAATGTTTCCCAGCGCTTTACGATGAGGTCACAATATACCGGCGAAATTTCCATCGCATAGCACCTGCGTTCGGTCTGTTCACAGGCGATGAGCGTCGTTCCACAACCCGCGAAAGGTTCAAGTACCACACCGCCACGGTCAGAATGCATTTTAATGCATCGCCACGGCAACTCGACAGGAAACATAGCGGGGTGATCTTTATTGGCTCGCACGGTAGATATTTCCCAAATACCGGCATAGCCCCATTTTTTACGCTCATCCTTGGTGAGCCGCTTCACAAACTTATAGGAATGGCCGGCGAATGCCGAAACCCAGGCAAACTCTTGGTCGTTGTATTCATCAGTTTCCTGCGCAGCCAGCGCCGTGATATATTCGTACTGCTGCACCGGTTTATTTGTCACAAGGTGATAGGGTGAATTACCGAAATTCATGCCTTGCTTTTTCCATATGCGAATCCAGATAGGACGAAAGCCGTTGTCAGCAAATAGTCCAATGCTATACATTTCGGTTGGTTCAATAAACTGGGTGCCTGTGGCATATAGGTCTCCGATGTTCCAGCAGACGATATCTGCATTTTTACAGATGTTCTTTATAGCGGGGCGCATAGTTTCAAACCACGGTTCGATCCCGGCTTTTTCATATTCTTTTCCTACTCCGTATGGAGGCGAGGTAACCGCGCACTGAGCGTGGGCACCGTCCATCAGATGGTCGAAATCCACCTCGCTGGTACTGTCGCCGCACAAAAGTCGATGCTGTCCAAGCAGCCAGATATCTCCTGAATGAGTTCGTGTTTCGCTAGCAGTTTCAATGGCTTCCTTTTCTTTGTCTACGTCGAAGTCATCCTGTATAGCTTCCTTCGAGTAAAATTTATTTAGGAGCGCGTCTACTTCGTCAGCATCGAAGCCTGTTAGGGATACGTCAAATGTAGATGCGTCAAACTCTGCCATGAGCGATGCCAGCTTTGCTTCGTCCCAATCGCCCTGTATTTTATTAAGTGCAAGGTTAAGCGCCTTT